GTATTCTACCACCGTTTATCTATATCAACAAATCACTCGAGTGCTATTAATTGACACCAGCGGTGGCTATTTCACAGCGAGGTACGATCCAGTGTATGCAAAACAACTAACCATAAACAAAGGGGTAGACAACGTTCTACTATTTGAATTTATCAACCAAGACCAAAAGCCAGTAAACATCACAGGATCTAGCTTTGTGTTTAGATTGATGAATCAAACCGGTGATCGATTAATCTTGGAAAAGAACATGGACATACTCAGTGCTACCACTGGGCGAGTCAAAGTAGTGCTTGACAGTGCTGATACTATTGACGTTGTTGCACAACCAGGCAGCTACAGTATTCAGCGCACAGCAGGCAGTTATGTACAGTCAGCTTTTGTTGATGACAACTCTGGTGCCCGTGGCAACTGCGACATTGTAGATAGTGTATTTCCACAGTTTGTACCCAGCCAAGAACTTACTATTCCCACAATCTACGGCAAGGCACAACAGCTACAGCCTGGACCTACTAACTGGCCGGATTGGGCACTGCAACCTGAACCTGTGAACACTACTCAAAACACAGAATTCTACAGCAGCGAACTACCAACCAACGGTCAACAGCTCACCACCATTAGCATGGATTTGGATCACTACACGGGTACTATCAAAGCACAAGCAGCTCAGGATTATCTCAGCGTTTGGTATGATGTCACTGCTAGTTATGAGTTTTTCAATGAAACCAAACGTTGGCATTTGAATGTAGAAGGATTCCATCCCTTGATCCGTTTGGCATTCAACAACAGTCTGGGGTTTGGCGCCACTGCCAATGCCACGGTCACAGATGGTGTTGTTACTGCCATTACTCTTACCAATGCTGGCCAGGGCTATGTAGCACCACCTAGATTGCAAATTTTGGGCAACGGTGCCGGCGCCCAAGCTACAACCACTCTAGGCGACAACAGCCAAGTGGCAGGTATTGACATTATCAGCGGCGGTTCGGGTTACTTGCCACTACAGTACCAGGGCACAGTGGCCGCCACTGTTTTGATTGATAACGGAACTGTAACTAATCTCCAATATCGTTGATTGCGTGTCACAAATCTGTTAAAATATACAGATGCTTGACATCCAGACTTATCTACCAGCAAAGCGTAAATCCAGCCCCAGTGGCTGGATCAGCTTCAACGCAGTGTGTTGTCAGCACAACGGACAAAATCCAGATCGACGCCAACGCGGCGGACTCAAAGTCAATGAATCGGGGTGGAGCTATCATTGTTTCAACTGCGGTTATACAGCCAGCTTTATTATTGGACGTACTGTAACATTCAAAGCTCGACGTTTACTAACTTGGTTAGGCGTGCCTGAAACTGAAATAGATGTACTTAATCTCGAAAGCTTGAGACATCGCAGCATACACGGTATCATTGATGATCGCAAGCGTGTGTCGGATGTTATACAAGGCATTGAGTTTAAAGAAGGCGACGACTTGCCACCGGGCTCGGAATTGATCACACCCGAAATGCCACTGTATTGGAAATACATCAGGGACAGGCATGTGCCTGAAGACTTTCCCATGCTGACAGCAATACGCAACGATGGTATTCATTGGGTGCGTCCTCATGTTACAGTACCATTTACCTACGATGGCAAAATGATAGGATGGACTGCTAGGTTCTTAGACAACAAGCAGCCCAAGTACATTAACCACAGTCAACCTGGCTACGTTTTTGGTGTAGACCAACAGCACGAATCTTGGCAGCATGTACTGGTCATGGAAGGTATATTTGATGCGCTCTGTATTGGCGGCCTAGCAGTGATGCACAATACTGTTAGTGATGCACAGGCCAAATTGATTCGCAGTCTCGGCAGAGAAGTTACTGTGGTGCCAGACCAAGACTCTGCAGGCATAGAATTAATAGATCGTGCAGTAGAGTTGGGTTGGGCTGTGAGCATACCTGCCTGGGAAGATTGCAAAGATGTCAATGATGCTGTGAAGAAGTATGGACGTTTGGGTACCATACTAAGTATCATGCAAGCTAGAGAAACAAGTCGTATCAAAATAGAACTAAGGAAAAAGCAACTTGAAAAGAAATTACAGACAATTGCACGTTCTAGGTGATAGTTACAGTACTCCTGGGTTTTGCGTAGATATAAAAGATAGTTTTTGGGGCCTAGCTGCACAATATCTTGAAATAAATTCTGTTGCAAACTATAGCTGGCCAGGAAACAATCTTACCAGCATTTTTCATATTTTAATAAGTTTGCAGTCTACTTTTGATTGGGAAAAAGATTATTTTCTAATTGGTGTACCTCCTCTAGAACGACTAACAGTGTTTGATGATTACAAAGATACTCGTTATAACTTTAAAGTTTTTAATACAAATGGATGGAGCGAGATTAGCCAAGAACTACACTGTCATACTGGATTAAAAAATATTCCAACTTGGCAAGCCGATAAACTAATAATGTATGCAGACAGATCCTGGACAGAAACTCAAGCCTTGGATCAGTTATTTTTATTAACATCTTGGTTGGAATCTAAGCAAGCAAATTATCTAATTGTTAATTTATCCAAACCGTTTGACAAAAACAATGAATGGGGACCTACAGAATTTTTATTGCCTTGGGCAATGAATCACACAAGATTACAGTTGTTTGAAAACACATATTATAGTGTAAACGAAAATGTAAATTGCCCTGCTGATTTTGATACTCACGGCTGGTTTGGGCACCATGGATTTGCCGGCAACCAACTGTTTTTTGATACCACAATAAAGAATAAATTATGCTAAAAGACTACGGAGTTGATGTACAGAGATTGTTCCTGGAAATGATGTTGGAAGATGCACAGAGCTATGTGCGGGTGCAAAACATTTACAATCCAGACAACTTTGAAAAGAGTTTGCGACCGGCAGCAAACTTTATCAAAGAACACAGTGCCAAATTCAACACACTACCAGATCGTACACAAATTGCAGCGGCCACTGGTGTTAAACTGCAACCTGTACCTGAACTCAACGAAGGACACTACAACTGGTTCTTAGAAGAATTTGAAGGTTTTACCAAGCGTCAAGAGCTGGAACGTGCTATCTTAAAGGCAGCGGACTTGCTGGAAAAAGGTGAGTTTGAACCAGTAGAAAAGCTGGTCAAGGATGCGGTACAGATTAGTTTAACCAAAGATCTAGGCACAGACTTTTGGGCTGACCCCGAAGGCATGTTTACCAAATACTTTGATGCTGGCGGGCAAGTAAGCACAGGTTGGCCGCAAGTTGATAGACTGTTGTATGGCGGGTTCAGTCGCGGCGAACTCAACATCTTTGCAGGTGGATCAGGCTCGGGTAAGTCATTGGTTATGATGAACATTGCACTAAACTGGGTGCAAATGGGATTGCATGGCGTTTACATTAGCCTAGAACTGTCTGAAGAACTTACAGGCTTGCGTACAGCAGCTATGTTGACTGACATGAGCACCAAAGATATTCGCAAAGATAAATCTACAGCGGCACTCAAAGTCAAAATGGTTGGCAAAAAAGCAGGCAGCTATCAAGTCAAAGCACTGCCAGCACAAAGCAACATCAACGACATTCGTGCGTTCTTAAAAGAGTATCAAATCAAAACAGGCCACCGAGTAGACTTCATGATGGTGGACTACTTGGACTTGTTGATGCCAGTTAGTGCCAAGGTCAGTCCCAACGATTTGTTTGTTAAGGACAAATATGTTTCGGAAGAACTGCGTAACTTGGCCAAAGAGTTGGGAATATTGCTGGTAACAGCTTCGCAGTTGAATCGATCAGCTGTGGAAGAAATTGAATTTGATCACAGTCACATTAGTGGCGGTATTTCCAAGATTAACACAGCAGACAACGTGTTTGGTATCTTTACAAGTCGTGCAATGAAAGAGCGTGGCAAGTATCAGATTCAATGTATGAAGAGTCGTAGTTCCACTGGTGTTGGACAAAAGATTGACTTGGAATACAACATTGACACCATGCGTATCACAGACGCCGGCGGCGAAGAACAGGATACATTCCGTGGAGGTCCCAAGCCCAGTGTCATGGACGCTATCAAAGCCAAGGCATCAGTGAAACCGGCAGACGCAAACGAAAATCCCCCTGTGTGGGAAAAACCACAAGGGGGAACACATGCCTGGGACAAACCAATGGCGCAATTAGATAATGCACCCAAAGTGTCTGCTGATGTTCAGGCAACCAAACTCAAACAGTTGTTGGGCAAAATCAAAACCGGTTAAGTCACTGAGCCTTTGATTACCACATAACGCAGTACAATAGCTTCGCTCAGTGAGCCACCGGTGATGTTTCTAACACTGATCACAGCACTGCCGCTGTTGCACACAGCATCAAGATTGTAAGCAGCAGCGGTGGCCACGCCTCCAACAATGTTGAGCACCATGACATCACGGTTGGCAATTGTAGAGTTGGTAAGAGTAAAACTCACAGTAGTGTCCGCAGCCAACGCAGTATTCTGCATGGTAATTTCGCCCGATGGCTTGTTGAGTGTAACTGGGCCTGATTTATTACCGCTTTGTGCTTGAGTCCCACCTGCACCTACACCATAGCCCACAGTACCACCGTCAGTGAGGGCAACACCTCCAGAACCAGTTACAGTGATATTTCCCGGCACAGTAATTCCGGTGCTAGCAACAGTAGCACTCAGAGTTCTAACGTTACTGCCTATAGGTGCATTGTACAACTGTATTGCAGAACCTTGTGCAGTACCACTATAAGTTTCTGTGGCC